TAATAATATCTTCAATCGCCATATCGCAGTCGCTGTATGAAGCAACTTCACGATAACGACGAATAAGATCATTTTCATTCTTAACGACCCCATCCAGATCCATGACCATACCGTAATAACCACCAGCATTTACGCCAGTATTTATTACGGTTGCGCCATCTTGAGGACTCGGAGGTACTACACTTCCAAGTTCTTTCTCTTTTTTACGACTTATCTCGAAGCCAAAAAATTGCATTATATAAACCTTCGGTTAAATTATAGAGGAATAGATCCAACTGGTGTGTCGATAGAAACATTAACTCCAAAGCCACCAGATGCACCTGTAGCAGATGTAAAGAAGTTGTATTGGAACTCTACATCAAACTGTTCAATAGCATTTTGCTGTTCGTAATCTAAACCAATAGCAGAAATGTTAGTAGGATAAGCATCAACAAACTTATAAGTCTTGATGATAGAACCAGAACGATCTAATTGATGCACTTGCATATCAACTTGATAGTCTGTTGGGTTTGTGCGACCAAGAGTAGTGTCATAATTCTGGATACCAGATTGCCACTGTTCTAGTGCATTACGAATACCGAAAGTAGTATCGTTGTAAATTGTTACAGTCCATGGTTGGAATGTACGCTCACCAGCAAAGTTAACTGGGCGACCTTTGAAGAGAACAGAGATGTTCTCTAAAGTAGAAGCAGGTAACTGAGCAGCCTTACACAAAAACTGTGCACGCTGACCAGCTACTGGACCAAGTGTAACAAATGATGGAAAAGATAATTCAACTCTAAACTGATTGGGACGAGCACCGCCCCCGATCATCTGTGATTTGAAATCAGCAATATTTGCCATTTAATTCTCCTTTGTTCTTTTCTTTATTTATTCTGAATTACGCACCGACTTCGCTGAAGTTAATTCCAGAGCGAGCAGCAACAAAGTTCAAAGTAATGTAGTTGATAGAACGATTTGGCTTAACGAAAATATCAGCAACAAATTCATTTGCGTCAATAACTTGTCCTGTGTTGTTCGAATCATCACACTTAACTCTAAAGTCTGTAATACCACGACGACCTTGGACATCACGCAGGAATGGCTCGATCAAGTTCTTAAACTGAGCACGAGTGAAAGGATCATTGAATTCAAACAACTGGAATTTAGCAGCTGTAGCAATCGCCTTTTCCATAACGATAAACAAACGACGCACGTTAATACGATCGAACGCACTTGGTTTAGCCAAGAGAGTCTTGTCACCGAATAGAACTGTACCTTCTCCTGGGAAAGTAACAACTGGGTTTACACCAGCTTTGTACAGTAGATCACGATCTGCTTTAGTAGGATTGTGTGCTAATTTAACAACACTCTTAATCTGACCACGATTTAGACCACCTGGAGAGAACCATGGATCTTGTTGGTAATCAGTGCGAGCACATAGACCAGCAATGTCACCATTCAATGGAACCCAACGATATACGTCATTGTAGCGATCATACTGATATTTGCAACCAGAATCTAGTACTGCATAAGAAGTACTTGGAAGTGCATTACGGTAAGCAATGATGGCATTTGTAGAACCAGAACCAGAACCAATAATTGGATCACCAGTAGAAGTGTTCTGTGGAGATGCAAACACTACGCAATCAAGACGAGTTTCTGCAACCGATCCAATAACAGCAGCAGTTGTAGCTGCATCTGCTTTACCCATCATAACTAATGAGATATCATAAGCAGCATCATCGGCAAACAATGCATAAGCAGTTTGTAGTTGACCAGCAGTAGCAGTCAATCCATCAATACCACCAGACAATTGACGAGTGATAGCTGTACCAACAGTAACAAAAGCACCTCCAACAACAGCAGTACTTCCCCAATCTGTACCTGATGCTGTATGATCCATCCAGTAGATATATTCTGAGTTTGTCTTGATTACATTTTTGTAGTAGTTATTAGTACCATCAGACTTTTTCGCATCAGATGCTTTAGAAGCAAACGCAAATTTTTCTAATACATAACCTGGAACTCCAGTGAAGTAACCAAGTTGATCAATAACAACAATATGAACTTCATCTAAAGAAGCATTATTGTTTGCTGCATATGTTGAAGTAGAAGGAGCACCATCAAAGTTATCTTTGTATGTCCAACCAGCAAAAGATGCAGAGTCAGCCAGAGAAACTAATAGTGAGTTTCCTAAAGTTCCAGGGCAACGTGCAGCAAATTCACCAACAACAGCTTGTCCACTACCATAAGCAGCCAAGTAATCATTATTGTTATTGATCTTTAAACCACCGACAGTAATAGCTGCAGTTGCGGCAGCAGCAGTACTAACAAACAATAACGTAGCAGAGCCGTTAGCCACACTACCAGTTGTATGAGATGGACCAGTAGAACCTGTTGTTCCAGCTACTGTAACTGTATATAATCTACCAGCAAAAGAAACGTAAACATTTTGAGCCAATGCTGTAGTAGCTGACCATGCAGTTCCCTGATCAGAACCAGCAAAAGCGACTGATATATTTGGAGCAGCGGTATAACCAGATCCAGCAGAAGTTACTGTGATACCAGTAATAGTGGCAGTTCCTAGAGAAACTGTACCGATCGCTGCATTAGTACCATTAGCAGTAATGTTAATAGTTGGGGCAGTTGTGTAACCAGATCCACCATTAGTAACAATAATACCAGTAATTGAACCACCAACGATAGTAGCAGTACCTGTAGCAGTAACACCACCCGCAACTTGTGGTGCGCTAAATGTTAGGGTTGCTGCACTATAACCTGTACCACCATTTGAAAGAGTGACACCAGTAACAGAAGCACCAGAAGAAATTGCAGTACCAGTTGCAGCTGCACCACCTGTAATTTGAGGTGCGCTAAATGTAACAGCAGGTAAAAGAGTTGCATCGTAACCAGTACCACCAGTCACCATAGTGACTGATGTAACTGTACCAGTTTGAGTAGCAACTGCATTTCTAGCTGCAGTTACGTCTGCACGAGAAATTAAGAGAGCATTTGTGTATGACAGGAAGTTCGCTGCAGTAAAAAAGGCTTGCGCATTCGCATCAGTTGGTTTACCGAAGTAACGAACTAATTCGTTCTCGGAACTAACCTGAGTAGGAGCCAAAACTGGACCCCATTGGAAAGCACCAGCAAACGCTCCACGAGAGCTAGATACAGCTGGAACGATCGATGTGTAATCTTTTTCTACGACTGCAACGCCTGGAGATAATTGGAAAGGCATTGTAATTCTCCTTGTTAATAAGTTTTTACTTTAGACAGAAATTTCTTGTCTACATTTTATTTAGTTTTTACAAGTTTTCAATTCAAAAATTCAGTGGAGCCTTTTCAGGACTTCCATCGTCATAGAATCCGAATGGTGTCAATTCCTCTTCAATAGCTTGTATTTGCTTTTTGTACATAATTTCTCTAAGGTTAACATTATTTAGGTCTTTGAAATACGGCTGAGTTGTGACCCATCCAAAGAGCACCAAAGGCATTACCAAATCATCGTGATATCCTTCATCAGCAGCATATGATCCTTTAATTTCTATAAATGTTGAAATTTCAGAAATCGTATCTGCATCGGTTACAAGTAACTTGTTTTCTTCGATCAATGATTTGAAGTTGTGACATCCAATTCTTTTGATCTTTTTATCAGTATTGACACCTAGTTGAGTTTTACCTCCACCAAATCCTCCACCGATATACTGACCCATATTATGGCGATTAACGAATAGAAGATTTTCATATTCTAATTCTGAGTATAAGATATGGGCGACCTGTTCACTCGAGTTAATTTCTATTAATACGTATGCTTCGTTGTATTCTTTACCCACTTTGTATATCACATTGGGATATAAGAGAGGACTAATATCATTCTTTCTGTATTTTGCGACTGTTCTATATGGAACTTCTGTTATATCTATTAATTGGAATGCTGAATAGTCACCACCAACACCTTTTGCTACGTCACAGACCATACAATAAGTATGTCCAGCCTGTGGCTTAACATAAACATCCAATCCATCTTTTGTATAGATGATAGGATCGACTGGCATCTTGGCGATAACATCTGCAGAGATTAAAGTTAAACTAGAACCAAGGAATTTACAAGCAACCTCTTGGTTATATTTAAGTTCACCAAGCATGGCTTTCTGTTCAGCTGCCCACTTATCATCACGACCTGGAATTTCCCAATAAGGAATGAACAATGGTGTAAACCCATTGCGACCATTTTCAGCATCATTCCAAAACTTCCAGAAATGGTTATAGCCGAGTGGTGTAGAAGATAAAAGAATCTTAGTAGTCTGTCCAGCAGAAATCGTTGGAT